GGCACCGGCGCCGCCCTAGCCCGCGACCTGGCCCGGGTGGTCGATGACCGCCTGATCCACCACCGCCGCCCTGGCGGACTTCTCGCCGCCTGATCATGGCCACCTTCACCTGGACCCCTTCCTTCGGCTCGGCAGAGTCCAGCCAGCCGCGGGTCATCAAGACCGAGCTTGGCGATGGCGCAGAGCAGCGGATCAGGATGGGCCTGAACTCAGACGCCAAGACCTGGAATCTGCAGTTCAACAACCGCGACGATACCGAGCGCGATCAGATCCGCACTTTCCTCGAGGCTCGTGCCGGCGTTGAAGCGTTCGACTGGACGACCCCCTGGAACCAGACCGGCAGGAAGTGGGTCTGCGATGAATGGAGCATTGACCCCACCAACTGCAACAACAATCAGATCAGGGCCAAGTTCCGGCAGGTCTTTGAATACTGATGGCCGTTCCGTTCTCCGAAGCTCAGCTACCGGCCCCCTCGGCGCTGATCGAGCTGTTTGAGCTGCAGCTGATCACCGCCATCCATGGCGCCAGCACTCTGTATCGCTTCCATGCCGGCATCAATGCCAAGGGGACCGGCGACATCGTGTGGGCAGGCAACAGCTACCTGGCCTTCCCGATCGTCGCCGATGGGTTCAGCTACTCCAGCAACGGCCAGCTACCCCGGCCATCGCTGAAGGTGGCCAACGTGATGAGCACCATCTCGGCGCTGCTGCTGGGCCTGCCGGCGGGGCTGGAGGGCGCCAAGGTGACGCGCATCCGAACCCATGCCCGCTACCTGGATGCCGTCAACTTCCCGGGCAACGTCAACCCGCTGGGCACACCATACACCACCGCCGAATACCCCCGTGAGGTCTACTACGTTGACCGGCGCAAGAGCGAATCTACCGAGATGGTGGAGTTCGAGCTCGCCGCGGCGTTTGATCTGGCCGGCGTGCGCGCGCCAAAGCGGCAGGTGATCGCCACGATCTGCCCGTGGGTCTACAAGTCGGCGGAGTGCAGCTATACCGGCGCCCTGCCCAGTTGCGCCAAGAGCCTGGCCGACTGCCGTAACCACTTCGGCAGCGGTGCCCAGCTGCCCTTTGGCGGCTTCCCTGGAGCAGGGAGCTACTTCTCATGATCGACGACACCACCAAGGCGCAAGCGCTGGCCCATGCCCAGCAGGATGACCCCCGCGAGGCGTGCGGCCTGGTGGTGGTCATCAGCGGCAGACAGACCTACGTGCCGTGCCGGAACATCGCCGAAGACCCCGGCGATCTGTTCACCATTGACCCCGACGACTACCGCGCCGCAGAAGACCAGGGCGAGGTGCTGGCCGTGATTCACTCCCATCCGATCACCCCGCCAGAGCCATCCCCTGCTGATCTGGCGGCGTGCGAGGCGTCGGGCCTGCCGTGGCTGATCGTCAACCCCAAGACCGAAGCATGGGCCGAGCTGGATCCATCCGGCTACAAGGCCCCGCTGATCGGCCGCGAGTGGGTCTGGGGCGTGCAGGACTGCTGGTCACTGGTGCGCGACTGGTACGCCGAGCAGGGCACCACCCTGCCGGACTGGCAGCGGCCAGCCAGGCCCGACGACTTTGAGGCGGCACCGATGTTCGCCGGTCTATGGGAGGAAGCCGGGTTTGAGCAGATCAATCCGGCCGACATGCAGGAAGGTGATGCCGTGCTGATGGCAATCAGCAACGCCAACCTGAACCACGTCGGCGTTTACGTCGGCGATCAGATGATGCTCCACCACCTGCGCGGCAGGCTTTCCAGCCGGGACATCTACGGCGGCTGGCTGCAGAAATGCACCGGCTGGGTCGGCAGACTGAAGCCATGAGGACGATCCGCGTCTATGGCCGCCTGGCCCGGTTTCTGGGTCGCCGCGCTTTCCTTGCTGAGGTGAGCAGCGCCGCCGAAGCGGTGCGCTTCCTGCTGGCCAATTTCCCCCAGGTCGAGCGGCACATGGCGGATCAGCATTACCGCGTCAGCGTCGGTGGTCGGGCTCTTGATGCTGATCACCTCCACGAACCAGCCGGCGGCTCAGACATCGCAATCGTGCCGGTGATCGGCGGGGCTGGTGCCGTGGGGCGGATCGTGGCCGGGGTGGCGCTGGTGGCGGCTGCGTTTGTCATCGGCCAGCCCTGGCTGGGACCGCTTGCCTTTTCCCTGATCACCGGCGTCGGCGCCAGCCTGGCCCTCGGTGGCGTGGCGCAGCTGCTCACCCCCGTGCCGCGCATGGCCGGTGCTGGCGCTGCCGTAGCCATGGGCGGATCGAGCGCCGTCAAGTCCGCCGACGACAACGACCCCCGGAAAAACTACAGCTTCTCCGGCATCCAAAACACCAGCCGCCAGGGAGTGCCGGTGCCGGTGATCTATGGCGAGGTGATCGTGGGATCCGTGGTGATCTCCGCTGGCATTGACGTGGATCAGGTGGCGGCATGATCGGCGGCTCTGGTGGCAGTGGACGCAGCAGGCAGCAGGTACAGGTTCAGCCTGTCGCCGCTCAGCCGCAGCAGTACGTCCCCACCGAATCCACCAACAACCTCTTCTCAACCAGCTACGCCAAGATCCTGGATCTGATCGGGGAAGGCGAGATCGCCGGCCTGGTCGGCGGACTGCAGGGGATCTTCCTGGGCAACACCCCGATCCAAAACCCTGATGGCAGCCTGAACTTCAACGGTGTCTCAGTGGACGCCCGCAACGGCACGCAGTCGCAGGGCTACATCGGCGGTTTTGATGAAGTCGCCAGCGAGACAGGCGTGGGCGTGGTGGTCACCACCGCGAGCCCCGTCATTCGCACGATCAGCGCGACAGCCGACGCGGCCCGGGTGGTCGTGACGCTGCCGGCGCTGCAGGAGTACACCGACAAGGGCGACATCCTGGGCACCAGTGTGCAGCTGCAGATCGCCGTGCAGTACAACGGCGGCGGCTACAGCGTCGTGGTGGACGACACGATCAGCGGCCGCACCTCCCAGCAGTACCAGCGGCAATACCGCATCGGCCTGGCTGGCCCGTTCCCCGTGGACATCCGGGTGAGCCGGGTGACCCCTGACAGCACCAGCTCGAAGCTGGCCAACGCCTTCAGCTGGGCCAGCTTCAGCAGCATCACCTACGCCAAGCTCAGCTATCCCAACTCGGCGCTGGTGGGGCTACGTGTTGACGCCGAGCAGTTCAACTCGATCCCATCACGCAGCTACCGGATCCGCGGCCTGAAGGTGGCCATCCCCAGCAACGCCACCGTTGACGGCAACAACGGCCGACTGGTCTATTCCGGCGTGTGGAATGGGACGTTTGGTGCAGCGCAATGGACCAGCGACCCGGCGTGGTGTCTGTGGGATCTGCTCACCTCCAGCCGCTATGGATTCGGCAACCACCTGGACGCCAGCAAGCTCGACAAGTTCGCTTTCTACTCCGCCAGCCAGTACGCATCCACCCTGGTGCCCGATGGCTTCGGGGGGTATGAACCGCGCTTCAGCTGCAACGCCAACATCCAGACCGCTGACGACGCCTACCGGCTGATCAACGATCTGGCCTCCACGATGCGGGTGATGCCGTACTGGGCCGCCGGTGCGTTGACGATCAGCCAGGACCGCCCCAGCGATCCAGCCTTCCTGTTCACCCGGGCCAACGTCGGACCCGAAGGCTTCAATTATTCCGGCAGCAGCATCAAGTCCCGGCCGACCGTGGCAGTGGTGCGCTACCAGGATCTGGGCCTGGCCGATGTGTCCTATGAGGTGGTCGAGGATGCCGGCGGCATCGCCCGCTATGGGGTGGTGAAGGCCGAGATCGACGCCTTTGCCTGCACCAGCCGGGGCCAGGCGCAGCGGCTCGGCAAGTGGCTGCTCTACGCCGAGCAGAACGAAGGGAACACCTGCAGCTTTACATCGAACCTGGCGGCTGGGGCGATGGTGCGGCCGGGCATGATCATCGAGGTCGCCGATCCCCTGCGCGCTGGTGTTCGCCGCGGCGGCCTGATCAACACCGGCCTGCTGATCGATGCGCTGGCCATCGATGGCAACTGGGATGGGCTGCCGGTGATCGATGGCATCACCGGATCGAGCACCACCGCCATCGCTCTGGACGATGCCACCGGCCTGACGATGGCCAACAGTCCCATCCTGTCGGTGATGCTCGCCGATGGCACGGTGCAGGCCCGGGCGGTGGCATCCATCACCGGCAACGTGGTCAGGGTGGCGACGGCGTACAGCTCCATCCCACAGCCCAATTCGGTCTGGATCTTTGAGAGCTCCAACATCCAGGCATCGCTGTGGCGGGTGCTGGCGGTGGAGGAACGCGATGGCGTTGGCTATGCCATCACGGCCCTGGCCCACAACGCCAGTAAATACGACTTCATCGAGCAAGGCCTGGCGCTGACCCAGCGGGACATCACCGACCTAAACATCATCCCCGATCCACCGCAGAACCTGAGCTCTACCGAAGTGCTCTACGACGCCGGTGGCCGGGCCGAGGCAAAAATCCAGCTGAGCTGGAGCCTGGTCCCAGGGGCGAGCGGCTACCGGGTGTCGTTCAGAGAGAAAGACGGCAACTGGTCCACCCAGACATCCAAGACCAGCGCCTTTGAGATCCTGGAAACAAAGGCCACCACCTACGAGGCGCTGGTGTCGTCGGTCGGCGTTGGCCTCCAGGTGAGCAAACCGACCGCGCTCAGCGTGATTGCCTTCGGCAAGACGGCACCGCCCACCAACGTCTCGGGGATCTCCCTGGTTCCGATCGACGACGCGAGCGCCATCATCTCCTGGGCCCGCTCCACCGAGTTCGACGTGTTGCTGGGCGGCAAGGTGCTGATTCGTCACCACCGCTCCCTGGTCGGCGCAACGTGGGAGCAGGCGCAAGAGATCGTCGCCGCGGCGGCTGGCGGCCAGACCCAGAAGCAGGTGCCGCTCCTGGAGGGCACCTACCTGCTGAAGTTTGAGGACGACGGCGGGCGCCGCTCCCGCAATGCTGCGTCGGTCGTGGTGGATCTCCCGGCGCCACAGCCGCGACTGCTGGTGAAGTCCATCGCCGAGCAAAACACCTTGCCTGGCGGGTTTGTGACGTTCAGGGGAACGTACACCAACATGCATAAGCAGACCTATACGCCAGACTTCGACACCCGGACGGGGATCATGCTTGCCGGTGGCGTGTACGTCGATTCTCTTTGTGCTGCTCCCGAGTGGGATCTCCTGCCTGGCTTGATTGACACCATGTCAACCAACCCGCCAGAAGGCACCTACGAGTTCAGTGAATCCTATACGGCGCGTGGTGTTTACGACGTGAACCTCAGGCGCCGCGTTGCAGCATTCCCCTTTGTCCCCAATCAGCTCTGGGACAGCAATGCCACGCCCATCGATACATGGGAAAGCGTCGACGGAGTGGTAGGCGATCGTGTCAATGCAATCACTTACGTTCGCTCGGCCAATGAAGTCCCAACCGGCAGCACGGTATGGAGCCCGTGGCGCGAGTTTGCCAATGCCATCGTCAGGGGCCGGGCTTTTCAGTTCAAGGCTGTGGCCACCAGCGGCGACCCAATACAAAACGTTTTCATTTATGAGCTAGGAGTGGATATTGAGTTTCAGCAGCGAACCGAGTCCGCTGGTCCATTTACCGCAGCCGCT